GGGACGAGGGTGCCCCCGGTCGTGTTGCCGATAAGCAGTTGGCCGTTAGTGTAGGTCGTCTGCCCCGTGCCGCCCCGCGCAACAGCCAGCGTGCCGGTGGCGGCGTTGCTGACGTTCAGCGCCGTGGCGTTGGCGAGGTTCGCCGAAGTCGGCGTGCCCAGCACGGGCGTCACCAGCGTCGGGGAGCTGTTCAGCACCACAGAGCCAGTGCCGGTGGAAGTCGTAACTCCGGTGCCGCCCGAAGCCACAGGGAGCGCGGACGCCAGCGTCAGCGACGACAGGTGGGTCACGACGTCGAGGACGTTCGTACCGTTGTTGTAGACCCACATCGTCTTGCCCGCCGGTACGGCGATGCCGGTGCCCGTAGCGTTCTTGACCGTAATAGCGTCGGCGCAGCCGTTGTTGACGACGTAGATTTTCTCGATAGCCGGGACGATCAGGTTCCGTGCGCCCCCCGTCGTACCCGTCAGGTTCAGGCGCATGTGGCGCGCGGTCTGGCTGGTGTTGACGTCAGTGAGGGTCAGAGTGACGTTACCGCTGGCGAACGTCACGTTCGCAGAGCCGACAATCGCTTCTTCCAGCGCCGTCCCGAGGTTGGTGTTGGTGGTGTTACCCCACGTCGACAGGTTCTCACCCGTCGCCATCAGCTGGACCTTGAGGTTGGAGTAGGTACTGGGCATGGTCTATCCCTGCGTCGGGGGCGTTGCGCCTACCCTGCTTGTATCATCGTTTCTTGGATTTTGCAGCCTCTTGCCAAGCGCCTGCAAGCGCCTGCTGCTTCGCGCCGCATTCACCGTAGCGCGCGATCATGGCCCCCTCCCACTGCGCCCTGTCAGGATCAATCAGCGGGTCCGGCGGCTCCGGTAGCAGAGGGCACGGGCTGGACAGGTTTGCCGGAGGCTGCGGCATTGGCGTCAGAAACGGCAGATGCGAGCACGCCGCGCAGAACGGCAGGAGGATCACACTCAGCAGGGGGCGAAGGCACGGCACGGAAAATCTCCCGAATGGTGTTGGTGCGGACCCCCTCGTTGGTGTCCAGCGTAGCACGAAGGTCCTCGAACTCCCGGCTCTTCTCGTCGATGACACCCTGCTGCCGTCCAAGCTCTTTAGCGACGGCTGCTGCGGCGGTGGCGGTGGCGGCCTTGCACTGCCAGTCTCGCACCTTCCACCCTGCGGCAAACACAAGAGCTGCAACAGCTAGAGCAATGTAGGCTGCGTACGGGCGGAGCACGGCGAACATGGCTTACACGCCCCAGAGCTCGTAGTGCGGGCTGTCGGTTTCCTTGGCTTCCCGCAGCTTGCCGTCCCGGTCCCAGTCCATGCCGGACCGGATAGGCACGCCGAGTTCGGAGGACGCCCCCATCATGGCGCGGTACACCTCGTCGAACGGGGCCGGGTCTTTCCAGTCGTACGGCGCCGGAAGGATGTCGACCGCGTGGCCGAACCCGTCCTCCTTCTTGAAGTGGTTGCTGTTCAGGGTCCACGTCACGATTTTACCCGGCGCAGTCCGACCTTGGGCGTAGAGCTGCTTCTGCCGCTCCAGAGAGCGCACGCCCTCGATGACCATGAAGTCGACCTTGGTCTTGGTGATGGCCAGCTTGAGTACGCGCACCAACTTGGGGTGCACGCCCTCCATGTTCTTGAGGCTGCGCTCACCGAAAGAGAACCCGCTCATTCCCCGCCCTCCTTGGCGACCTTGTTGTCTTTGCCCTTCCACGCCCCCGCGAGCTTGGCGTAGTCCAGCACCGAAGCCCCGGCCAGATACAGCCCGGCCATGACGATGTTGGACACGATGAGCGCCATAGCGATCCACTTGAGCGCGGAAGGATCATTCAGCTTCCAGATGACAAACCCGACGAACAGCAAGTTAACTGCCGTAGCGGCGTAGGTATAGCTCCGCCGCCAGAGCCACCCGCGTTCCGCAGGGGTATCGTCATGCACCGTGTGATCTTCCGACATACTACGTTATCCGGACAATGGCGGTATTGAACGCAGCGATAGGGAAGGTAATTACGAACTGCCCATTGGCGGACACCTTGTCCGCCCCAAAGTCCAGCACGCACACAGCGGGATTTGTGAGCACGGCCCCCGCGTTGTTCAGCGCAGACGGCGTGCTGTTATAGATCAACGCGCCTCGCGCGGTGACGGTGACATCGCTAAACGTCAGCGTAGCGAAGCTACAGAACCCCACACCGGAGTCGTAGTCTATCTGCGTCGCGGACGCCCCAAGGTTGGTGAGCGCCGCGCCCCCCGCAACATACCCCGGCCCCGTAACCTCCCCGGTCGTGGTGTACGACGTGGTGTTGGCGTCCAGCCCCGCCAGAGAACTGTACAGCGCCAGCTTGAACACGTCGGCTCCCGCCTGCGCGCTAGGGCGTAGGTCATGTACCCCCAGAAGCAGCTGGGCGCGGAAAGACGTACACATCGTCTGGAAGATGGCCATGGAGTCCCCTACCGCACCGGCACGCGCGCTTGAAGTGTACGGTAGGTATCCTGCCTGTTCTTGCCCTCGGCAAGCTGCTTGAGCTGGCTAAGCGCGTCGTCGTAGCGCTTCTGATATTCCGCGATCACGTCGGGCTCGCCCTTCATGTACGTGTACGCTTCCAGCAGCGAGCCGTAGAGAAGGACGGAGTCAAAGTTATCGCCCAGCCAAGTGTTAGTGGCCGTCACGATAGACTCCGGGTACTTGTAGTAAACAACTTCCACAGAGAAAGCGGCACTAGGTGTTGGCGCCAGTATATATTGCGTGGGGCTGTTGTAAGCGTAGTACTGCGGTGTCCCGGTATCAGTGGGGTCCGGGAAACTCTCTCGCATAAAATTAACGTCTTTGTTCAGCAGATACGTATAGTCGTTGGTGGTCGGGTTTATGACCGCCATGGAGAAATTCGACAGCCAGTCCGTAGGTACGGAGAGGAAAGCATTTCCCGAGGTCGTCGTAAGGGTAGTCGTGTTGCGCTCCGCGAGGAGCTGCACGGTGTTGTAGACGCGCTGCTCGGCCTGCCGGATAAAGGTTGCCAGCTGCTCTGCGGACGTGAGATCGCTCGTCCCCACCGTGTCGGGGAAGTCGTTCTCGGTGTACGCCTTTACGGTGTTGACAAGCTCGGCGTAGTCCATGATCAGCCCATCTTGGTGCTGGACTTGTTACCGCGCGTAGCAGCGCCAGTCCCGCGCGTCTTAAGCGTTTGGGTGTTCTTGACGTTATTGGGGTAGCCGTTGCACTTGGCGACCGGCACCGACTTCGGCATCTTGTTCATCTACCTACTCCAGCAAAATGTAAGAACCGTTTTCCTGTAGCAAGGCGAAACCGTTTTCTTGCATCAGGTTGCCGGTGATCGGGTTAACGGTTGTAGTCACACTGACGCTACCAATCTCGCCACGCATTACTAGCGTATCTAGGAGGCCAGATAAACCCAGCGGGTCGTTGAAGCCCACCGGACCCCAGCCCCACTGAATGACCCTGCTGCCCTCGCCCGGGGTCCCGGTGTCGTTATCGCCGATCTGGAGGCCACCTGTCCCAGACTGGCGGTAGGTGGTATCCGGTCGTGGGTTGCGCAGGGCTTGGGGGTCATCGACCGGGTACATGCCGAGCTGGAGCTGCGGCTGGTCGGGCTCCCAGCACGAGCGGCAGACAAGCAGGTTCACATTCTTGGTCTTGATGACCAAGGTCCGGAGCTCGCGCAGTCTGAACCGAAACCCGCACCTATCGCACTCGGATATGGCGATCTTGCCGGAGGCGAACCTGTTTGGCACGGGGGCCTCCTAGTACATCATCTGACGCGGGGCGATGCGCAGGGGGGCCTTCTCGCGGTCCTCGTCCGCAGCCATGCGGAACTGCTCCTCGTACATCTCCTTGAGCATGGAGATACGCGGCATAGCGTCGGGGATTTTCAGGGACAGGTAGTAGGCCAGCCCCGCAACCATGCAGGGGAGAAAGCGGAACGGGATGTCCTGCGTTGCCGCGCCGGTCGCGCCAGCGTCCTGAATACGACGCAGGCGCCAGTACACGAACGTGTAGATGTTGTCTTGGTCAGGACACGGCCACACATTGATCGTGGGGTACACGACACCAGACGGGTTCGTAGCGCCCGACTGCCGGTTGATCCACACCTGAATAGGACGCCCCTGCGCGTTCTTGTTCGGGATCGTGGAATAGGTGTCGACGCTGATGCGGGAGATGTTGATGTCGGTCTGGTTGGACCCGGCCCCGGTCCGCACGACGTGCTCCAGCAGGTCGATGGTGTCGACCGGCAGGTTATAGCTGATGTCGCCCTGCGTAAGCGCGATGGAGCCCTGCTCCACCGTCCAGAGGTTGATGCCCCTGTTGGCCCACTCAATGGTCATGAGGTTCAGGCTACGCCGCGCCGTGCGCAGGTCGTAGCCGGTGCGGAGCTCGACACCACAACGCTCGAACGCCTCTTCAACGAGGTTGTTCAGGTCCAGATTAAACGTCGTGGTGCCTGCGGTGGTCATCGGTGTCTCGCGGTCTTTTTTGCGATGGCTTCAGGCTGCTTCACGAACTGTTTGCCAGCTTTAGTGCCTTCGCGCTTCGCCTTGCTTGTAGCACTATACTCAGATGGCGTCAGCGCCTGCCGCGCGGCTTTCGGCAGGTAGCGCTCTCCAGTGGCTTTCGCCCCCTGTGTGGAGGGTTTCCCCGACTTCGTACCCCAGTCCTCGTTGGTCCACTTGGACAACGACTTCTGCGCCTCGGTCTTGGGTCCGCTGTAGCCTCCGCCAGACTTCTTGTAGCGCTGAGTGGCTAGCTGGGCCTTGCGCGCCGACCACTGCCCGGGCTTGCCGCCCTTGTCCCCGGCCTTCACCGCCGCGACGGTGCGCTTCCACTTTGGCTCGTCAGTGCGCGCCATCTACTTGAACTTCCGCAGGGTCTGCGCGAGGCGGGCGCGTTTGCCGATGATACCGGGCTTCTTCGCGGCGGATGCGAGCTTGAGCGCGGGAATGGTAGCCGACTTCTTGACCCCGAGGGACCGCTTGAGCGCCCCCTTGTTCTTCGGATTGATGGCGTCCTTGATCCAGTCGCCGCCCGCGTAGCTCTTCACGTCCTCGGGCTTGTCCTTCCGCTGGACAGTCTTGGCCTTCGGCATCTTGGACGGGTTGATATCGCCCATACCACGACTCACACGCATAATTACCTCCTGCTAGAAGAACATTAAGAAGTTACTAGTGCTCGTACCGCCGATAACCTCACCCGTGAACCTCAAACAGGCGGTCCGGAGCGTGAGAGAGCCGGTAACAGCTCCTGCGTACTTCACCGAAACAGCATTGCCTGCGGCGACCGTTGCTGTTGCTGCTGACGTGTCGTAGAAAGCCCCTGTGGTAGAAGCCGGTATAGATACGGTAACACTAGTGTCCACCCCACCAATCCTACAGGTTAGGGAAACAGCTGCTGTAGAACTGTTTGCGTCTAGGGTGCACCCCACGGCGGAAATTGTACCGGGAGAAGGACATATGCACTCGGCAAGGGCCTCCGTCGTCTCTAGGGTCATAGCCCCTAGAGGTTGACTATATCTGGTGGTGGCAGCTGAAAGAGTCGCGGCGGTATTTACCGAAGCGAGAACAGTTGCTCTGGCCACGCTTGAAGTAAAGATCATGGAACAGTTAGTTATCGTTAAGCTGTCACTCCCAGTTCCTGTTGTAAATTGAGCACCAAGAATATCCCCTGCGGCCATTGTGTCGGAGTTGGTAGTATCCTCAAAAGCTCCTGTAGTCCCCCCTGTCAGAGTGACAATCTGAGAGCCATTGGCGGAGTTATCACGAGACCGAACAGTGGTGCTGGTAGCCCGGGCTGCGGTCACAAACACCCTGAGATTAGAGGCGGTGCCAGCTAGCGGAATTAGGTTTTGTGCGCGAGTTTCAACTGTAGCAAATACCGACAGGTAGCCACCTAACGCTACCCATCTGTTAATTGAAGCTGCTGTCACAGTTATACCTGATGAAATACCAGACAACTGAGTTGCGGCTTGACCGGAGCTCTCCAAATTAACCCCGATAGATGTAATAATAAGCGAGCCTGATGTACCGCCGGGGTTCACAGAATAGCTGTAGGTGTCTCCCGCAGTTAGAGAAACATTATCCGACAGGTCGGTAAAGGTCCCAGTAGTGCTCGCCGTAATAGTAACCGTCTGAGCCGTGTCTGCTCCGTTCTTTCTGGTCGTAAGGGGAGAGCTAGACCCACGCGTGTTTGTGTGGACCACAACTCGCAGGCCCTTCAACGTGGCGTTGGGGCCCCTGTGCACAGACTGCACGTTGTTCTCTGTTGTTTGGGCAACAAGAGAATAAGATGCAGCTACAGAAGACCCGAAGTTTCCGTAATAGGTCGGGGAGGAACCTACTGAAGTGCCCAGAGCGGAAGCAGCCCCCGCCCAACCATACTCAGGCAAGGGTCACACCAGCGGGGAGCACGGCCTCAAAGGTCGCCCGATCCCCGTCCAACAACCCCGGAATAGTAACGGCAATCAGGCCGTCAGCCCCACCAAACTCGCAAGTCGGCGCGTACTTGGTCTTCCATGTAGACTCCCCGGTCGGGTCGCCGTCGCTGTCGAGCTGTTCTTTCAGCATCCACCCCGGCGCGACCCCCTGAAGGGCTGCAAACGCTTCGTTACGCAACCTGTTTTCCGCCCAGACCAGTTGGCAGACTTCTTCAGGGTCGTCGAGACCGACGTTGTTGTAGGACCCTTCGTAACAACGGACGTACTCCCCGGGCTGACGTTCCCCGTCAACTATTTCGTATCGGATTTCCCAGTGAAATACATACCCCGGATGGCTGTCGGGTTCCCACCTCTGGGTCATAATCTCAGTCGTTGCCACACTAAGCCTCCGTGGTGACGGCGACAGCGTCCCACTTGGTATCTGTCGCGTTGTAGATGAAGCCGACGTAGGTAGTTTTATTCGCCACTGTCGTCGTGGGGAGCGTCACACCAATCGCCCGGTACAGGGCGTTCCACGTCAGCGCGCGCGCTGTACCATCGTCCTTCAGTCGGATGATCAGCTTTTGCCCGACCGTAGGCGTTCCGGTGTCCGCCGCAATGGTCAGCGCCGCACCGATACCCGTGTAGTTATACTGGTCGAAGTTGTCGCTGTTGGGCGTCTGCGGCGAAGACGTGCCCACGCTCACCGTGCTGACGCGCGGCGTGACCCGCTTGTTGGTCAGAGTGTCGGTAGTCGCTCGCCCAACCAGCGTATCCGTAGACGTCGGCAGCGTCAGCGTGCCGCTGTTCACGATAGACGAGAAGTTAGGCGTCGTAAGCGCAGGGCTCGACGCGAACACCAGCGAGCCGGAGCCCGTGGTCGCCGTGACCGCAAACCGAAGATTATCCGCCGTAGGCGTAGCGAGGAAAGTCGCGACGTTGGTTCCCAACCCGGTGACGCCCGTCGAGATTGGCAGTCCGGTGCAGCTCGTCAGGACGCCCGAAGCGGGCGTACCTAGCGCAGGCGTCACCAGCGTCGGGGAGCTGTTCAGCACCACAGAGCCAGTGCCGGTGGAAGTCGTAACTCCGGTGCCGCCCCGCGCAACAGCCAGCGTGCCGGTGGCGGCGTTGCTGACGTTCAGCGCCGTGGCGTTGGCAAGGTTCACCGAAGTCGGCGTACCCAGCACGGGCGTCACCAGCGTCGGGGAACTGTTCAGCACCACAGAGCCAGTGCCGGTGGAGGTCGTAACTCCAGTGCCGCCGTTAGCGACAGCCAGCGTGCCGGTAAAGGCGATGTTGCCAGCGGTGGTGATGGACGCCGACGTGTTGCCGTTAACCAGCAGGCCGGTGGAGCCAGTGGTGAGTGTGACGTTAGTAACCGAGCCACCCGAGCCGGTAGCCGAGATCGTAATAGACCCGGTGCCGTTCGTGATCGCGATGCCCGAGCCCGCCGTCAGCGTAGACTTAGTGAGGGTATTACCCGTCGTGTTACCGATAAGCAGTTGGCCGTCGGTGTAGGTCGTCTGCCCCGTACCGCCGTTAGCGACAGCCAGCGTGCCTGCAAGTGTAATGGTGCCGGATGTGGTGATCGGGCTCCCCGTCACCGTGAGGCCCGTGGTCCCCCCGGAGAACGCTACCGACGTCACAGTCCCAGAGCCGCTGACAGCGGCCCACGACGTAACCCCGTTGCCGTCCGTCTGAAGGTAAAAGCCGTTGGTGCCGCCACTGGTCGGCAGGGTAAAGGTCCAAGTCCCCGCCGCTGCGGCGGGCTGAACCGTGATGGTCCCGCTGGTGTTGCCGGAAAGGGTCAGCTGGCCGAGTGCGGACCCCGGAGTGCCGAGCGCTACACTAAGCGCGTTCACCGGTCGTCCCGCCGTCAGGGCGGAAACAGGGGTCTTGACGGTCGACCCACCCTGAACAATCGGCAGGACTTCGGTCCCCGCTAGCGGGGTAGTAGCCGAAGTCAGTCCGGAAATAGGTAGGTCGGCCATTCACAGTGTCCTGTAGGCGAGCGAAAAGGGGCCGCCCGGAACCGCGAACGAGCCCCCAGTCTAGGTTACTTGCAGCCCTTGGCCATGCCGCCCTTGGCCATGTAGCCCTTGGCCATGCCGCCCTTGGCCATTCCGCCCTTGGCTGTACCGCCCTTGGCCATATAGCCCTTGGCCATGCCGCCCATGGCCATCTTGATCTGCTTGCCTTTGGTCTTGCCCTTCTTGGCGACACCATCAGCAACACTGCGGAACGAACCACCCTTAGCCATATCGGCCTCCATGTCTTGTAGGTACTTCATAACACGTAGAACGCGGCGGCTAAAGACCTCTAGCTACCCCCACGCGTGGCGGAAAAAACATCCCACAACCACGTCCTCACACCGAGGTACAGGATGCCAGCTGTCAGAGTGATGGCGGCCAGAAAACCGACCCCGTGCTTCTTCAAGTCAATAAGACCGCCGACATCAGACTTCAGCGCCCCCATATCCTCTTTTACGTGCGAGAACTCAGTCCTAAGCGCAACAATCTCTTGCAGCATAGAATTATGCTGCTCTTGTACCTTAGTGATGTTTTCGTTGACTGCACTCACATGCGCGCGCATTTCGGCGCGGAAGAGTATCATGTCGCTTTCATCACTAGCTGGCATGTCAACACTTCCACGCACGCAAAGATTTATTGATACGGCTGTTTGGGTCGTTCGCCGTCTTTGTAGACGTCAGTTTCTTCTTCATACCCGTCATACGGGCGCAGAAGCTGTCTTTGCGCGGGCCACCGCCCGGCTGTGGGGCCTTGAGACCCGGTTTGCCCGGGTTGGCCTTGTTGTAAGACGCACGCCCGGCTGCGTTCAAACCCCCCTTGGGGTTCTTACCCGCCTTGCGCTGCCAAGCCGGGGTCTTGGCCATCAGACAAAACGCCCCCGCGTCTTGCCTTTCACGGCACAGCCATCGGCACGGCTTGAGGCGGAGCCGCCCTTGGCCATCTTGGTAAGCGGCTTGCCCTTGTGCATAGCCCGCTCATGCTTGTGCACGGCAGCGGCTGCGCTTTTCTTGTAGGGGCTGGACGACGCCATTTTGTTCATCACACATCCTCCGGTTTGGCGATCATCGGGTAGAGAACTTCCGCCCCGAAGTCGCCCATGTACTCTTGCACACCCATGTGCCCGAGCTTGATGGTGGGGTCGACCCACACCTCAAAGCCATGCTCCCGGGCGCGGTCGCAGAAGAGGTAATCCTCCCCCATGTACCCCTCGTCCGTGAGCTTGAAATAAAACACGGCGCTCAGGGTGCGGGCGGTACGGCTGTCGTAGTAGCTCCACTCGGGGTGGGCGTCGACAAGCGTAGTGAAGACCTCGCGCCGCACCAGCATGAAGGCCGTGGCCAGCCTGCGAGCGCGCACAAGCCCCATGCGGTTCATGGTGAGCTCGTTGTTCTCGTCGTAGTCGAGCGTCGCGATATAGACCTTGTTGTCGCTGCGAGTGCGCGGCACCCCGCCGACGATACCCTTCTTGGGGTCGGAGGCCCACGCCATGAGGCGGTAGACATCTTCTGGCTCGAAGTTGATATCGCTGTCGACGAACAGGAGATCGGTGCAGTCCGACTCCAGCATGTCCTTGACGAGTAGGTTGCGGGCGCGGGAGACCACCGAACAGCCGCAGATGCTGCCGATCTGGATCGTCACCCCGTGCTGCGGCGCGGTCTGCGCGAAGCGCGCCAGCGAAATGGCCAGCTTGAGAGACACCTTGAAATCATACGCCGGGAGGGCGATGAACAAGCTGCGTCCCGCCAGAGAGTACTCTTGTTCCTGCACGAGTCACCCGTAGAAGATAACGGTGGAGGCGGTGTTGGTCACGGTGCCGTAGAGGCCCGTCTGGGCGAGGATGCCCTCGCCCGGGAAGATCAGGTAGATGTATCCGCAGTTGGCCGCCGTCGGGGTGGTCATGTTGAACAGCGTCTCGCCGCCGTTACCGTTAGTGATCACCACCGAGCCAGCGGAGGCCCCACACACAGAATAGATCGCCTTGATGCGGGACCGCGTCATGTCCGCGTCGTTCTGATCCTTGAACGACCCAGTCGCCGCCAGCGGCTTGGTAGCCTTAATATCGTACTGCATGGTCGGCCCTCCGCAGGCTCAGCTATCAGGAGTTGGCGAACGGAGTAGCGACAGAGCCCGAACCCAGCAGTACGCCCTGAACCATGTACTGGAGCGCCGCGATGGCGGTCACTATGATGTAGGACCCGACGATACCGCCCGTGGTGGTCCCGTTCAGGTTGATGAAGTCGTTGGTAGAGGCAGGCGCGTAGGCCGTGGTTGCCCCTGCGGCATCGGTAGCCACCATCTCAAGAGCGCCCACAAACTTGTCAGTGCCGTCCGTGCCGATCTTCAGCGCGGTAGCGGCCCGACCGATGTAGAAGGTGTAGTGGGAGCCGAGGTTGTTGGTGTTGTTCGGGTCGCTGCCCGGGCCCGCATACGGGCTGTCCGCCGACGCAATAATGGTCGGCAGGGTGATGGTCATCGCCGCGTCGTCCACGTAGATGATACGACCGGAGTAGGACGCGACGTCCAGCGTCAGGGCCGTCGAGCCGTTCGGGACGGTCTGTACCATGCCCGGGCCTTGCCCGATGAAACCGTTCAGCGAGCGAACGGGGCCTTGGAAGGTCGTCATACCCATGGTGGGTCTCCGTGTAGTAGCACATCCCCTCGTCGTCTCTACTACGTCTGCTAGGCCAGTCGGCGAGGGTGGTTTGTCCTAGACGCTACGCAACTATACACGAGCTGCTGAAAACAAAAAGGGGGAGAAGCACTAAGCCTCTCCCCCTCCTTGGTGCTCCACTAGGAGCGTGGGCTGTTACGCCCCGGCGCTGCCGAACATACCCAGCGGGTCACTCCAGCCGAAGCTGTAGCGCTCGCGGGCCTTGTACCGCACGTTGCCGGTGTCGAAGTCGCCGTCCATAGAGTTGGCCAGCGGCGAACGAACGAAGTGCTTCAGGCCGTTCGGCACGTCGGTGGTCAGGAACCACGCGTCGGTGTCGGTCAGATAGTGGTTGACCGTGTAGCCGCCCGGGATCGAGCCGTTCGACTTGAGCGCGTTGATGTCGTTGTCCGCCGTGCCCACGCGGAGTTCAGTCTCCAGCAGGCGGGTGGCCACGAACATCAGCGAAACCGGGATGACCAGCTTCTTCGGCTTGGCAGCGATCAGCAGGCCGCGTTCATCGGTCCACCCGGCGATCTGGATGACGGCGGCTTCCAGAGAAGTCTCGTTCAGGTCGGCGGCGGTGGACGGGATGTTGGCGTTGACGCCGCCCGAGACCAGCGGGTGCGAAGCGCTGAACAGGGGGACGCCGTCGCCACCGGGGAAGTTGGCGTTGAAGCCGTTGTTCAGGACCGCAGCAGCCTTGGTCTGCTTGGTGTAGGCCATGGCCCGAGCCAGCGCCTTGGTGTATCGAGCCGAGAGCGAGTCGTAGAGGTTGTCCTCCACGGCTTCTTCGGTGATCGAGAACCCGAGGGCGATGGTCTCGTGGTTGTAGCGGGCGGTGAAGGCTTCTTGAGCGTTGTCGTAACGAATGGCGGAGCCTTCGTTCTTGACCGGAGCAGCCGAGAAGCCCGACAGCTTGGTCTCTTCTTCGAAGGAACGCTCGGAGCTCTCCGTTTCGAAGACCTCCTTATGTTCTTCACCGTAGCGGCTGTATTCCAGACCGAACAGAGCGTTCAGGCCCGGAAGGAGCTCTTTAAGGAGCTGTGCGCGTGAAATAGCCATCTAACCGGTTCTCCTTACACGCCAGTGGGGTTGTAGTATTGGTGCATACCGGCGTTCCACTTGACGATAACCTCGGTGTACGAGGCAGGGTCGGTGGCGCGAGCCGTTTCCTCGACGATATCGATGATGCGAACCGGCCACGTAGAGGTAGTGGCGGTGGTATCGTCGATAGCGACGCGGGAGTTGCCGGTGGCGGTGGAACCGGCGTTCTGTACCAGAACGGCGTTTTCGCCGACCGCAGTGCGGGCAACGAAGCCGATGGTCGTGGTAGCCGAAACGACGGCGACCTTAAACAGGGCGTCCGGATCGTCGAGGACGTACGCCTCGATGTCGGAAGCGGTGACACCGCCCGGGTAGAATTGGCGGAACGCCTTGCCGTAGGTCGCATCCGTGTAGGTGCATCCGAGGAAGACGCCGACCGGGGTCGCGGAGCTCGTGCCCGCGTCCTTGTCCAGCGTGCCCGAGGAGTTCAGCTTGACGACGTCACCGTAGAAGATGGCGGTCGCCGAAGCCGAACCAATCGGGATGATCCGGGTAGAACCCGCAAAGACTTGGCCGCCGATCAGGTTGACCGGCAGAAGGCCGTACGGGGCGTCAACAGTAGGGTAAGCCATCTACAGGCTCCTCTCTAAGTGCCTTTGCCAAAAGAAGCCGAAGACTTTCGCTCACGGAAGAGCGGCATCCTCGGGTCGTTTTCTCGCATAAAGTTGTTGTCCACCGACTCGATCTGGTCCCGGTTCTGGCGGGCGAAATAATCGCGCCGTTGGTCCATGAACTCTTCAGGGATTTTGCAGAGCAGGAGGCCAGCGACTTCGACGTTGTCCTTGAACCGGCTGCTGGGGTCGACAAGAAGCTGGAACTTGGGCTGCTCCTCAATGCGGACCGGCTCCCAGCCCTCGCGCATTTTGCCCGAGAGGTTGCGGGGGTCGCTCGCACCGAGAGTGGACACGCGCACCCAGCGGTACGCATATCCCGGCTGCTTGTCGGGTTCCGGCAGCACCGAGGCGGGCTGCCACTGCTTGGGGCGCTCCTGCTCCACACGGGTGGTGCGCTCTCGCGAGGCCCGCTTGGTAGCGGGCGGCGCGACAGCCACTTCCGGCTCGGAGAAGTCTCCCAAATCGTTCAACAGGTCTTCGTTCAGGTTAGCGTTAGGGTCGATGTTCATGGTGTCTAGTTCCCGGTCTTGGCGAGTTCACGAGCGTACTGTTCCGGCGTGATGCCCAGACGCTTGGCGATGTTGACTTGAGACTGCTTCAGGCGGATCGTTTTTGACGCCGTGCTGCGTGACGCAGGGGCGACGACGTTGCTCGCCTTGGTCCCGGCCTTGCCCGGCGTTCTGGCGCCCGGAGCCGTGTCGTTCCCACCGAAGTACTCAGGGAACCGGCGACGCATCGTTGTGTCGATGGTCTGCCAATATTCGTCGGTCCCCACGTACTGGGAGCCGTTCTGGCGCTCCAGCTTCTGGTGAAGCCCGAGAGCCGTAGCCGTCATCTCCGAGTCGGTGCCCCACCACGAATTGCGCTCTTGCCACGCAAGGGTCTTGGGGTCCGGTTTCGGGATAGCTGGTGCTACTTGCGTATTCTGTACCATAGGCTGGTCAGCCTGTACAGTGGGCCTGTACCCCTTGAGTTGAGCCAGCCGATACTGCGCTGCATTCATGCGTTCTTGGGCGCCGACGACCGCGTCAGTGTCCCCCGCCTCCAGCGCCGCCTTGTACTCAGAGCGCGCGGCGGCGGCTTCGAGCTCAGCGGCCTCGGACCAGCTGGCCACCAGCGTCTGCTCGCCGTAATTGAGGGTAGACCGAAGCCGCTGGTTCTCCTCCATCGCGCGCTGCGCGAAGGCCACGGCCTCCTGCTGTTCACGCAGGGCGCGCTCCTTGTCGCGCCGCTCGTCGTGCCAGACCTTCTTCATCTGCTTGAGGCGGGTCTTGACCTTCTCGGAGTAGTCTTCGAGTTCGTCGGCCTCAAGCTCCTCGACGAGCTCCTTGGGCATCGGGTCCCGACCACGATCCGCCTCGGGCGTATCGTCCTCGACCTCGATCTGGATGTCGTCGTCGATCTCGTACTCAAAGCCGTCTGCGGCTTCGCTGGTATGGGTAGTCATTTGTGCCTCCTAGGCTCTCGTAGTCGTTCAGGCTCGCGCGTAGCCACGGGGGTCTTCGACCACCGCCTCCACGCAGTCGTCGTTGATGATGCGGAACTCTTTGCCGTGGATTTTCACCCGGGTGCCCGTGTGCGGGCGGACGAGGATGAAGTCTCCGGTCTTGCACCACGGACCGCTCGGGAACCGCGCCGGGTCGCCGTAGCAGTCAGGGCCCATGGCCACGACGAACAGGACCGTCGTCAGGAGCTCCTCATGGTGCTTGGTGACGTCGGCCTTGAGGATGCCGCTCTCGTAGCGGTCCTCCACTTCCGGCACGGCGCACAGGATGCGGTAGCCCGACGGCTCCGGCAGCTGCGACGCGGGGCGTGCAATAGGGGTAGTCTCACCCGCGTCGACGAGCGGGGGCAGCTCCTTGATGTCCAGCTGGTGCGGGGCGTCAATCACGTCAGTCATCCATGTCCTCATTCATGCGTTCTGCGGTATCCATGATGATGCCGACCACCGTCCGGTAGCCCTGCACTCGACCGCAGTGGAACTTGTAGTCGCCGAAGTCCTTGGCCCCGCCCTTTGCAAGGTCTACTTCGATAACTCTAATCTCTTCATTGACCTTGTCAGCCATATATTTCAACAGGTCGCCACTCACTGGCTGTTCTCCTCGGGTTTAACGGGTTGTTGCGGCTGCGCGGGGGGCGCGGCGGGGCGCATGGTCTCCCGGGCGATGTCCACGCCGATGCGGAGTCCCTGCTCTTGCTGCTGCGCGGACAGCTCCTTCTCGGCGACGGCGACCTTGGCCCCCACTTGCAGGCCAGCGATCTGGGTCTGCGCTGCGATGCGCTCGCGCTCGATGGCCATCTTGTCCGCCTGCGCGGCGGCATCGACCATGAACTCTTTCTCCTTGAGCGCGACCTTGCGTTCTTCCAGCGCCATCTCCTGCTTCTGCATCTGGATGATGGGGTCCTGCGCCTGCTGCTGCGCCTGCTGCTGCGCCGCCTTCTGCTGGCTTTGCTGGAGCACCTGCTTGGCAGCGGCAGCCGCGAGACGCGAGATTTGCAGCTCGGTGTCCTCGTCCATCTCCGCGTCGGGCGGCGGGTACGGCACCCCGGCGGCCTCCTCGATGCGCTTGCGGTACTCGAACGCCAAGTGCTCGGAGATGTGGGCGTTCATCGCCGCCATCATCGCCTGCGCCATCGGGTTCTGCCCCATGAGCTGCTGGACCTGCGGGTCCTGCATCGCCGTCATGTGGACGGTGATGTGCGCCTCGTGGTCTTGGTAGATGAACGCCTTGACCGGCTTGCCGTTGATCACCGCCATGTTCTCGCTGACGGGGTCGGCGGGCTTCATGTCGTCCCCGTCCTTGAGGGGGACGAGCTTGCTGGCGTTCTTGATACCCAGCACTTCCAGCATCTGCCGGTGCAGGTAGGGCAGGTCGTAGAGCTGCGGAGCCTTCTCCGCCAGCTGCATGACCGCCTGATACTGGACCACTTTCTGCGCCATGGTAGCGCTGTTGGGGTCGCTGACCGGAATGACGTCGACACTGTCGTAGTCCGCCTTCTTGGCGGACGGCTTCCCGTCTTCCGGTGTGTATGAATACTCATCCGGCGTATAGTCGCGGATGATCTCCTTCAGCAGCCGGAACTCCTGCCGCATGGAGTAGTGCACGCGCGCCTGAACCGCCGACATGACCTTGAGCGTCCGCTCAAGGATCGCCAGCGTGGTGCCCACCGGGGCCTGCGCGCTCATGTCCGACACCTTCATGTCGGCAGCGCTGGCGAACCGGCGTCCCTCCTCCACGATGGTCTGGAGCAGGGTGTACAGGACTTGGCTCGGCTCCTTGTACGGGAGCGGCATGATGTTGTCGCGCATCGTCCCGCTGGCGACGTCCACATCCCGCCATTCCGCCGGACCGATGGGGGTGTCATCGCCCTTGACCCGCAGGCCCTTGGTCTTGAAGCCGCCCGGCAGGTTGCTCAGGGTGCCCGCGTCGACCAGCTGGCGGATGATTGACGTGCCGGACTTGGCGAAGGCCCCGATCAGGTGGATCAGCCCGAACGCATAGAACCCGAAGCCCGGGATGTACGAGTAGTGCACAAAATGGTTGCGCTTCTGGTGGGTGGGGTCTTCCGGACGCCAGTTGCGGCGCACCGCCAGCACGGTCTGGGTGCTCTTCTCGACCGTAATCACGTACGGCAGCGCCACCCCGTCGTCCTCGCCCTCCGGGTCCTCGAAGCCGTACTCCGACAGGTCCACATCGACGTGCATTTCGAGCACTTTGTAGCGGTCGTCCGACGTCGCCCGGAAGCCCTGCTTCTCGGCGATCTTCTTCTCCACCTCGTCGAACGTATCCGCAGGCTCCCCGAGGTCCGCCTCGATGTAGTACCCGGCGACTTGCAGCTTCTTGAGCTCGTTCTTGGTCTTGCGCATCACATGGGTGACGCGCTCGCTGGTCTGGAGGGAACTTGCGCCGTAGGGAACCACCACGTCCTCTGCGGGTACGAAGATAGCCACTTGGCGCTGGAGGCTGGGGTCGTAGTAGACCTTCTTGAACGCATTGCCCGCCAGCCCGAGGCCCCAGAGCATGCGCTCGTGCTCCGGGCGGTACTCCACCATCCGCTCGGTCAGCTGGTAGTTCATGTCGTCCTTGACGCGGATCGCAGCGTCGCGCTTGGCCGGGGTCTCCTCGCCGATGATCTGCGCCCGCACCGGCCCCTGCGCCGGGAAGGTCTCCATGATGGTCTCGGCTTGGAACTTGACCAGCGCCTCGCTCATCAGCGGGTGGTAGACGCCGCAGGCCCCGGGCCACGGCTCGGTGCGGTCCTCGACCTTCATCCCGAGCAGCTCAAGGCCGTCGACGTAAGTCTGTATCCAGTCCTTGCGCGAGGAGATGTCGTCCTCGAAGTCCCCGATCAGGTCCCCGGCGAGCTCAGTCAGCGAGCCGTCGTCCAGCTCCTCGGCGAGGTTCGCACCGAACGCATCTTCCTCGGGAGCGTCATCGACGTCCTCGAACTCGGCGTCCTCCGGCTCGTCCGGCTCGACCTCGATCTCGATGATCAGGTCGGGCTCCATCTCGTCGAGCGCCGACAGACCCAGCGGGGCGCGGTTCAGTGCCTTGTCGATAGCCATCAGGTATCTCCTCCGTCTGCACCGCAGTTGGGGCACAGGGGGCCGGTCGGCGTGATGACGAACAGCCAGTTATCGCAGGCGCAAGCCAAGTACAGCTCGCCCACAGGGGTATGGTACGGGTACTTCCAAGTCCCCTTGTGTGTACCACACTCAGGGCACTCGAAAAACGTAGCCCCTGTGGGAGCTGTCGTCTTCCACTCGTGCTTGCAGCATATGCAGATGGCTTCACCAGCGCCGTGGGGTGAGCGCTCCTCCCGGGTCGGGAGCTGGATGACGTCGCCCATCAGTAATATCCCTGCGTAGCGCGCTTGAAGTACTGCTGCTCTTCCGGCTCATCCAGTGATGTCCCGACATAGCCGCCCTTGCGGAACCGCATCATCGCGAGGCTCACCGAGTCCACGTAGTCGTCGTGATCCCCGCCGGGGAAGCTCGCCACCTCGTCGATCACCTCCTCCGCCCACCGGGTAGCGGGGGCCCACACCCTGCCGCTGGCGAACAGGTCGCTGACGGCGTTGAGGCGGCTGATCTTGTCGTTGCCCCGGCTGGGGGTGAACTCCTGCACGGGTATCCCCATGGACCGCATCTCGTAGATCAGCGGCGCACCCGACGCCTTCTTCTCGATGATGACGCTGTCGGGCTCCCAGTCCCGGTAGTGCTCGATGGCCTTCTGCTTGAGGCGCGGGAACTCCATCCGCTCGCGAAACGCGTTCAGCAGGATGATGTTGGCCTGTAGCTGGCCGTTGTCGTCGGGGTAGTAGAACACCCCCCACGTCGTGAGCGCCGAGTAGTCGGCGCGCTGCGACTTCTCGAAGGCCGTATCCCACGCCATCAGCGTGAACTCGCAGTCGGGTGGGTCGTCCTTCTCCCACACCTTCCACCAGTCGCGCTTGACGATGGCGCTGACGTCGCTCGTAGGCGACTGCTGGTACTGCGCCATCCACTTGGCGTTCGGCAGCTCCTCGCGCAGGGCGGCCAGCTCCTTGAGCGACCAGAACTGCGGCCACAGCGGCACGCCCGAAGGCATGATGGCCGGGAACTCGATGACCTCCCACTCCTCGCCGCCACGCTGCGCAGCGGACTTGAGCACCTGCCCCGTCAGGTCCTTCTTGGACCAGCGCGTCATGACGACAACGATAGCGCCGCCCGGCTGGAGGCGCTGTCGGGGCCCCGAAGTGTACCACTCGTAGGTCTTGTCGTAGATATCCGGGTTCACTTCGGCCAGCGCAGCTTCCTGTTCGGAGTGCGGGTCGTCGATGATCAGCAGGTCAGCGCCCTTACCCGTCACCGCACCGCCGACGCCGATGGCGAAATAGTCGCCACCCTTGCTCGTGTTCCACCGCCCGGCGGCCTTGCTGTCCGATTGCAGCGCCAGATCGGGGAAAATCTTGTG